CAAATCACCCGCGACGGTTTTGCGTTTCTTGCTATGGGTTTCACGGGTAAACGTGCTGCCCGGTTCAAAGAAGCATACATCAATGCCTTTAACCAGATGGAGAGGTGCTTGTCAGGAGTTGGTGCGGCTGATATGCCATCTGTCGCACAAAACGCCAGAGGCGTATACCTGCATTTGCGAGAAATCCACCAAATCTGGACAAGCCAGCTTTATCCCATGCTTAAGGCTGTTGAATCTCCGCTGGCTAGCAAACTGTACGACCGTGTAGGTGATGCTGTTTTTGGTGCTGCACTTGTTGATTCCAGACTGAACGGTTCTGACAAGGAGGCGCACCCATGATTCGCCGCGTCGTTAGTTCCCTGTATCACCGATACAACCGTTGCCCCCGTGTGGGGCAGTGGTTCACCACCAGCAACGGTCACGTTCTGCGGGTTTGCCTGGTCAATACAGAAAGCCAGAAGGTTGTCTGCCAGGTACAGGGGCGTACTCATACCCTGAGTTATCCGCTGGTGGCGTTTCAGTCCGGAAAAATGTTTAAACGCCTGGGAGGTGGCTATGCGTCCGTCTGATCTTCTGCTCGATTTTGGACATCCGGTTGCTTATTACCCTGGGCTCGTTAAATACATGGGAAGTCCGCACGCTGTTATTTTCTTTGGTCAGATTTTTTACTGGCAGGATAAAGCACATGCAGCGGAAGGCGTACATAAAACGCGTGAAGAGATACAACACGAAACAGGACTTACATTTGAACAACAGGCTGTAGCGCGTAAGCATCTTGTGTCCAGAGGCATTTTAGTTGAAACCAACAAGCGTCTTGAGCACAAAATGTTCTACCGTATAGATTGTGAGCGCCTTAATGAAATTATCAATGAAAACAATCAGTTTTCCCGAAATGGGGAAACCCGTTTTCGGGAAACTGTAAAACCCAATTTCGCGGAGGAGGGAAAGCCTTCACCGCGGACACGGGAAACCCCTCGCCGCGGTGAAGGGAAAACCAATTTCGATCTTACAGAGAATACAACAGAGATTACTTCAGAGAATACTACAGAGAGTAAAAACACTATTGGCGCATCCGCTGACGCGTCTGCACCAGCACGTTCTGCCCGACAGGAATATTCACCGGAATTTGAACAGGCCTGGCAGGAATATCCCAAACGTGCTGGTGGTAACTCCAAGTCAGCGGCCTTCAAAGCCTGGAAAGCCCGAATCAGGGAAGGTGTGACACCCGAAACCATGCTCGACGGTGTGAAACGCTATGCTGCCTGGGTGCGTGTCTCTGGAAATACCGGTACCCAGTTCGTGAAGCAGGCGTCGACGTTCTTTGGACCCGATCGTCACTTCGAAGATTTCTGGCAACAGCCAGCCGCTCCCGGAGGTGGGCGACAGCGACAGATAGATATCCTGTCTGGTCTTGGTGCCATGTCTGACGAATTCGGTAAATCCAGTGACAACTTAACATTCTGAGGTGACAGCGATGATGACGTTTAACCTGCGTGAACAACAAACAAGACTACAGGCGCGGATGGATGAGTTACGGTCTGAGATGGCGTTTGCGGAGACTGGGGAAAAACCGTGGCCTTATCGTTCCTGCCGGATGCGTGAAGGTCGCGGATATTGCGAAAAACATGGCGAATATCACACGCATATTCTGGTGTGGGGGGATCGTAATGGCGAGGACAGAGAGAAAATTTCACACTGCCCTCATTGCCTGAGTGCTGAAATCAACGATGTGATTATGGAGTTGTCGTCCCTGAAGGCGGAAGAACTGACTGATAACGCCGGAATTGCACTGCGTTTTCGTGACTGTGAGTTTGAAAACTATCAGGAGATTAATCCTGACGCAGCCAGAAATCTTGCTGCCTGTCGTCGCTATGCCGAAAACTGGGCGGATGTTCTGGAGAACGGCACAAATCTCGTGCTGACTGGCAGTTGTGGCACCGGTAAAAATCACCTGGCGGTTGCGATGGCAAAATATGTCATCCGCAACTATCTCGCCAGTGTTGAGATCACCGACGTGATGCGCCTGACCCGGGCTGTGAAAAACTGCTGGCGGAATGACAGCGAAAAAACTGCGGATGAGGTGATTGAGCATTATGCATCACTGGATCTGCTGATTATCGACGAAGTGGGTGTCCAGTTTGGTAGCGCGGCGGAAATGGCCATTCTTCAGGAAATTATCAATGCCCGGTACGAAAGCATTCTGCCAACCATCCTGATCAGCAATCTTTCACCGAAGGCGTTGTGGGCATACATCAGTCCACGTATTGCTGACAGGGTTACGGATGGTGGCCGTAACCTGTTGTCCTTTAACTGGCCCAGCTACCGTGCACATGCCGGAGGTGTGGCAGCATGATCAGCCAGAAAAGCCCGGTCTGGCGTAACGATGATCTGGAAGGTGCTGTTATTGGCGCATTCTTTTTGCGTGGGGCAGATCCGGAAGTGATGGATATTCTGGCCACACTACCGGCGGACGTTTTTTCTGTACGACCGTACCGGGATATATACACAGGCATCTGCAGACAGGCCCGTGTGTCCGGCGTGATTGATCCTGTGCTGTTGTGCAATGAGATGCCGGAACTTGCCCCGGTGATTACTGATACCGGGCGTAAAACCTGGGTGAAGTCATCTCTGGAACACTATGTTGCAGCACTGCGACGCAATGCCGCACTGCGCGATGCAGAAAAAACACTGACCGAAGCATTACAGAATTTACGTGATGCGCATACCTGTGAAGCAGCCGAGGATGCTCTGAAGGATGCTCAAAACATGATGGCCTCATTGTCGATGGAAAAAGGCGCAATTCAGCCGGTACATATTGATGATGTGCTTCCGGAAGTGGTTGACCGTGTTGAATGCCGGAATCAGGGGCTGGAGAAATCCAGGACGTTGATGACCGGTATTGATGAACTGGACGCAAAAACAGGCGGCATGGAGCCCGGCGACCTGGTATTTATTGCGGCTCGTCCGTCAATGGGCAAAACCGAACTGGCGCTGGATATCATCGACAAAGTGACTGAACAGGGGCGCGGTGTTCTTCTGTTCACAATGGAAATGGCGAACATTCAGATCGGTGAACGCATGGTGTCTGCTGCCGGAGGAATGCCTGTATCGCGCCTGAAATCTGTCTCTAACTTTGGTGACGAAGACTGGGCGCGTTTCATTAAGGGGGTGGAGCTGATGACCGGACGCAATATCTGGATGGTGGACCAGGCGAACCTGACCATTGACGAGATATGCGCAACAACGAAACACCATTTGATTAAACATCCGGAAACGGCACTGGTGGTGGTTGATTATCTCGGGCTGATAAAAACCCGAACCACGGGGCGTCATGACCTTGCCGTGGGTGAAATCTCAAAGGGACTTAAAGGCCTGGCAAAATCCGGTGGTTTTCCGTTGATTGCGCTGAGTCAGCTCTCCCGCGGTGTGGAGTCCAGACCAAATAAACGTCCCATGAACTCAGACCTGAAAAATTCCGGAGAAATAGAGGCGGATGCTGACATCATTCTGATGCTTTACAGGGATGAAGTGTACAACCCGGATACGCAGGCCGGGGGCATCGCAGAAATTAATATCACGAAGCAACGTAATGGTTCTCTGGGGACGATTTACCGACGTTTTTATAACGGACATTTTCTGCCTGTAGACCAGGAAAGCGCGCAGGTTCTTTCCACATCAATGCAGCCGTCCAGACCGCGCAGATACAGTAACAAACGAACTGACAGCAGTAAGATGGAGCGTTTCTTTTGAACAACCAGACAATGACTTTTACCCCTGAACAATTACGTAAACAGGCACAGGAAATGTTGCGACAGGCGGAACAACTGGAAAAAACAGGTGTAACAAAAGATGCTATTCGTCGGGATATGGTGCCAGCGCTCAGGGAACTGATGCAGGCGAAACACCGCGCACAAAAAGCAGTGGATGAGCTGGTGGATTGTGTGGCAGAGCTGGAAACCAAAGTTGGAAAGTTTGAAAAACTGGTGCATGAGGTGCTGCGCTGATGCGTGATATGTACGAAGTTTTAGATCGTTGGGGGGCTTGGGCTGCAGCAGAAAATAGTGGTGTCGACTGGCAGCCGATAGCGGCTGGTTTCAAGGGGCTTCTACCACACGGTAAAAAGTCACGTCTCCAGTGCGATGATGATGAAGGAATTATGATTGATGGATGTGTGGCCCGGTTGCGGAAATATAAACCAGAAGAATATGAGCTGATCATTGCTCACTTTGTTATCGGGATTTCACTCCGTACAATCGCAAAGAAGCGGAAATGCTCGGATGGAACTATTAGAAAGGAGTTGCAAAGTGCACTTGGATTTATTGATGGTATTATGTGTATTCTAAATAGATAAAAACAGCCTTGGTCCAGATAATAAAACTTATTATTTTCTGGACTTTGCTGTTCTCGCACTTTTGTCTTTAGGTGCAAATCCCAATATTACAGCGAAATGTCTTACTTTGTATGGCAATCCAGATTTAGGGTGTTTGTGGCTAGAGTAAAAGCTCAACTTTTCTCTTGTTTTGCAATCGGATAAATAAAAATCTTCAAAGTCATCTTTTTTAGAGGTTAATGTTTTTTTCCATTTCTCTACGACATCTAATGCATTGTTGCTTTTCACATAAATTATTAATCCTCCTTGACAATCATCTTCACTTCCTGTGGAGTAACGAGAGCATAATTGATGGAATCCTTCCATTAAATAGTCGTATGAGCTATGAATTTTAGCCTCTCCAATCCATGTGTAGTTTTTGAAACTTACAACAATGTCTGAGTGCCCATTTATATAATTATCATGACCAGAATCATATCCGAAGCCAATTAGTATATTAATTATTTCTATAGATAAACGGTCTTCTCCATCGTTTTGCATTAAGCTTGCATTTTTTTCAATCAATCTGATTGTTTTTTCTAAGTCAATATAAAACATTTCAATAAATTTATCGTATGAATTGCATGTAATTCTTCGATAAAGGCGTGCTGCGCTCTCATCGAATGACGCTGCGGACTTCAGCGATTCTAACGTAAAATTATTCTGATTATCCATCATTCTAGGCCTTTCCAGAACTCTGATGCATAAAAGTAAATGTAAACTTTCGACTGCCAATTGAGGACTGGTTTGCCATCGAAATAAAATGTTCCTTCTGAATATATTTTGCTTAACTCATCTTGAGAGATTTCAAAAATGTCATCACCATCAATATATTCGTATCCGATTGATAATATTGGTGCTTTTTCTCCGGATAGATAAGTAATTGCCTCGTAAAGGATACTTTGATCAACATTACTGACTTTTTGCAAGTTATTGAATGTTATATATTTTAAATTATCCAGA